GTCCATCCGGGACACGAAATCCCGTGCACCATCAAGAATGGCCAGTGCGTCTTTTTCAAGGTCTGCGGGACGTGTCATCATTTCAGCGGGTTCACAGCTATTTCAGGGGCCAGCGCAATCAGGGTGAAGGGCGCCGGCGCATCTGACTGAATAATTATGCGGGCGTCGGTCGAGTAATCACCGGGGAAATCAACCATGAACTCACCGGTAAACAAGGGGGCCGCAGCGTCCATCGCATCGGAAACGACGCGGAACTCTTTCTCGATCAGTGCTGTCTGTGTTTCTCCGAATTTCACGGTATGGCTGTTCAGGAGAACAAAGGTCAGTCCGTAGATTCGCTTCACCTTGCCGACCGCCGTACCTGCCGGGTTTCCGGCATCGATCTTGAGCGGCTTTGCCTTATGGGTAAACCCAAGTCCTACCTGAACCGTAGAGGCGTCGATATCCAGGCTGATCGCGCCAGAGGCGACAACCTTGTCTGCCTGAATAGCCCCGTCCGCCCAGACCTTAACCGTTTGCCCCTCAAGATGGTCCAGTCCGGTTATGGATGACGCTGCTGATCCGTCATAGGTAATCAGGGAGTCGGCGTAATACGCATCGGATTGATCGTCGCCATCTTCGAAGTCTCTTTCCAGAACCTCGATATAGCGAACCGTCTCTCCGTTGACCGTTCGCTTTACAATCAGCCAGACCTCATCACGCGAGGATGAGTCCTGCACCTGCCCAGCGCCAGCGTCTCCGGGAATGACCGCGATAGACTCAACCACCGCATTACCAGAGCCGAACGAGCCTCCGACGATATGTCTGCCCCACCCGACAACGTCTTCATCCCTGCGGTAGGTCATCGACAGCAACTGCCCGTCACTTCTCACTGCCCAGACCAGAGCATCAGGCTCTTCGGCATAGTCCATCTCGACAATACCGCCCCGGGTGATGTGCTGAGACAATCGGGTCATGTCTGGGGCGCGGTAACCGTCGATCTCGAACGAAAAGCCGAACTCCCGGATCTTGCGCTTTGCCCGCTGGACGAAAAGCACGACCGGGCCAACCCGGACAGGGTGAATTCTTGCCGACCCGTGCGTCGTCTGCCGTCTGACCGTAATATCGAGAGGCGTCAGGACGGCACCTTCGGAGGACGGCACCCATTCTCCGCCGACGGTTCCGATTGCGAGCGTATCCTCTCCTGCCGAAAGCCACCGGATAGCGTTCACATCATCGGCAGAAATCGTGTAGTCCAGAGCATCGTCAGCTTCGACGGTTTCGTCGTTATCGTCGTCCCGGTTATCCGGAGTCATATTCTCAAAATCCGCTGTCTGCGATGCCCAGAAAGTCTGTGGCTGTTCAGCGGTCGCCGCGACATAGAGTCGCTGCTCAAAAAATGCAGCAGTCTGCGGATATCCGGTTGTTCCGGACCATGACCCGAGCCTGAAAGTGGTCTGTGCATCCGGGGATGCTTCGAAGGATGCCTTCACGTCCGCAACAGCTACTGTTGTCGAGGTGATTGACGTGATTACAGCCCATCCCCAGGCAGAACTTTTCTTGTACCGGACAGTCCTTCCGACATCCGTGGAGAGCCACCCCTGATCGTCATTCACGCCCTTCGTCGAAGAAAGGGTGAGAGTGATTCCCAGCCCCGAAGCGGCGGAAGGCGTCAGGGTCGTGGTCGACGTGTTCAGGTCGAGGTACGGCCCGTCCTGCCACGCCACTTCCACCAGTGACCATGTTGTGTGTCCGTAGCGTTCGATTTTGTAGGCCGGATAATCCCCGTGGAACAGATATCGAACATCCGCAGACTGCGGGCCTTCGATTTCATAGAGATCGGATTCTGCATAGGGTGTGGAAATCTCAACCGGTGCATTGTCGATCAGCGATACGTCGTCAATCTGAACATCCTTGTCTGCGTTGGACCCTTTGTTCCGGAACTGGATATAGAAGGGTGACGTGGTCGGCGTGAAGGCAACACAATGATACCCGGTTGACTTCTCCACCGGGGCGAGTGTTTCCGCTCCGCTGGAGGTTGTGCCAACCTGAAACTCGATCTTGTCACCCGGCGCTCCGACCACCCGGAACCTGATGACATGCTCGACCCCCGTCGCTGTCGTGGTCACGTCCTGTTCTGCCCACCCGATATCGTCAGAGGCTGTTCCATCTGGCTCCAGCGTCAGCCTGCCATTCGTTGAATCATGGCTGATCTGGTTTGAACCGCCACCGGTGGAGCGGTCATCCCATCCCGTGATGTTTGAGTCGAATGTACCGTTGCTGATTGCTGCGTCTGTATTGGCTACGGTAATCTGCGCCTGATGGCGGAAGAACCGGAGCGACCCCTCTCCAAACTCCAGCATATAGGCCTGAGTAGTGGAGAACTGAAACTGCTTCAGTCTTCCCTTCACGGAAGATGTCTTGACTGCGGCAACATAGCGGGTTCCGGAACGGCGCATCAATCCACCCTCGCCGAGGGGAATCAGGTTTTCGCAAATTTCCAGACCATTCCTGTATTTTGCAAAATCCGTCCGGGCATGGAGGCGCGGGCTCAGTTCTCCGGCGTTGAAACTGGGCCAGTAATCATGAACGCGCGGCATATCTTAACCCCCGGCCGAGCCGCGAGGCCATCTGCCGCCGCGAGAAGAAGCCCAGGACCCTCGCGGGCGCTGTTCGGGAAAGGATCCCATGGCGTCACCAGATCGCGCCCTTGCCAGCGCCCGGCGATGATCGCGCGCCATCAGGTCGGCGAGTGTGTTTGATGATGCAACCGGGACGGCCAGATCGCGCGCAAGGGCAGTTTGAAACACCCTGCGGAAATCGGCCGGCATTAAGTTCGGGTCAGTAACCCTGCCGATATACCGGAGGTATACTTCGCTGGCGCTGGTGCAAATCACCCTCTGATCTGCGACCAGTTCCTCCCGGTAGAAAAGCGTTCCTGTTCCGGCGTCGTTGTCATGGACGGAAACTGTCTTCAACCAGTCGCTCGGTACGGCATAGGCATAGTCGAATTCAAACGCAGGGGCTGTCGATGATCTGGCGAGCTTCTGGCGCTTTGTTGCAAAGTTCCAGTTATGCGTGCGCAGAACATCGTCGAGCAGTTCGGTATAAATGTCGTCGGCTGCGTTGGCGCTTTTTGTCCCGTCGCTTAATGACGTGATAGGCTGCGCACCGATCAGTCGAAGGGCGACGTTGACGATGTCCGTTTCTGCGGTCATGGATCAGGTTCCCGTTGGAATTCCGGCGTTTTCATCGAGGGGTGCGGGTGTTTCGAGCGATATCGTCCGCTTAAACAGCCATGCCGGGTGGTCTATGATGCTGTCCGCATACGCGCGAAACGGGTCGGGTTTCGGATGGGCCTTGCTCCTGCTGTCTCGACGCAGCGCCCGGCAATACATCACGCGCCGGAGAAAATCCGCCCGCAGCGTGATCGCCCGCCTTTCTGAGCGATACGAGAGAACGCAGAGTACCACCGTCGCTAAGATGGCGGAGACTGCTATGAACCAGGGCATCACGCCGCCACCTTCTGCGCTTCGGCGAGGAAGGCTTCTGCTGCGGACTTGCCGCCGTCCTCTTTGGTGAAGACGGCCTGTTCCCCGCCCTCTCCATCAAGGACAACGAAGGTGCCGCCCCCTTTGTGAGACAGCGACAGTCCTGCCGCCTCTGCGCCCTTCGCATCTGCACTCGGGGCGATCCACCATTCACCCTTGCGGGCAATCAGAAACGCCGTCTCGGTGACCTGCCGGGGGCCGCGCACATCATCGATCAGTTTCAGGTCGTCGCGCCTGCCTGTGACCCGGTATTCCGCTTCGGCAAGCAGGTTGTCGTAGCCGTGGTCGAAACTCTGAACCGTCACCTGATCGCCCGGCGCGAGATTGGCGGCGCGGATACGCAGCATCAGGTCAGCGTCGGCAATGCTTTCCACCGGTACGCGGGTCTTGATCACAAAGCGGTCGTTGAGAACGTGGAATTCCTGCGGGGCAATCTTCAGCATCATTCAGTCTTTCCTGTAATGGTCGGTGAGCCATGGACAGCGGTCGCGCGTCGCGGCGTGCGACGGGTCGAAAGGTCCGTGAAAAAATACAATCCGCGCATCCTCCGGGGGGCTTTGCGTCCCCCCGAGCCGCCGGGCGCGTCCGGCAAGTTTCGAGTTAACAACTCCAACGTCGTAGCGGCTCAGAACCCCGTCTTTACGGGTCCATGTCGCTGCGTCGGGAACCTTCGTGGCAATCCACGCCTGATCGGTCCCAACATACCCTTTGGCGCACGCCGCCCGTATGGAGTCCGTCGGGTCAAACCCGGACCAGACCTCTTCGTGAGCGCCGGCGTCCATCATCACCATAGAGCCGCAGTAAGGGTTTGCGCCGTAGCCGTTCGACCAGATCACGAGGGGTTCCGTGCGAGTGAACAAAGGCGTCAAATCACCGGTGACCACGCAGTCAACGTCGATCCAGACGAAACGCTTGCCGATAATCTCCTTCATCTCCGGAGCGAAGGCCTTCAGCCGCCGGTAACAGCCCCCGAGTTCCTTCAGGTCATCCCAGAGCGGAATAATGCGGATATCCTCATCGATCCCCTGCGGATCATCGGTAATGCAGGCGAATTCATGGTCAATTGACAGATTACGGCGAACCATTGCCCGCAGCGTGTTGACATGCTCAGGCCCATATCTGAACAGGCTGTTGAACCGGTAGTTTTCGTCTCTCCAGAGCCAGCAGACGACCGTCAGCACCAGTGCGTCTCAATCCATGGGTTTGTGGCCCGGAGTTTTTCGTCAGACGGGTCGTAATCGCCGGGGAAGAACACAGCCCTCGCCCCATCTGGGAGATTGCGACCCTCAACGTCGCGGCGGAAGTTCAAAATGCCCTCGCCTTCGCCCCATGTCTTTTCGTTCGGCCCGAGAACCAGCGAAACCCATGCCTGTTCCCATCCGATGGCCCCTGAAAGTGCTATATCCCGGAGCGAGCCAGGGGGGCTGAACCGTTCCCAGACTTCCTTTCTCGCCCCCGCCCTGAGCAGAAAGAACCCTGTATTGTAATGCGTCGCATGGTGAGAGCTTCGGGTCGTTACAAAGTCCGCATCCGTCTCGAACAATGGATCGAGCGGCCCGGTGATCACGCAGTCCAGATCCATCAGCGCAAACCGCTCGCCGATCAGGTCTTTCATCTCCGGGGAAAACAGTTTCATCCGGACATAGGTGCCGCCGATATTCCTGTGGTCATCCCAGAGCGGAACGATTCTCACATCACTGTCGATGCCCTCCTGCGTATCCGTGACGCAAACCAGTTCATGTGATTTCAGATGCCGTCCGAGCATCCTGTTCAACCGGTTCACATGGTCCGCTGTGTATCGGAGTCCGAACCGGTATTTAGGGTCAGACCAGAGAAAGCAGACGACAATCATGCGAACACCGTGTCGGCTTTTGACACCGCCCAGACGCTGTCGGAATAGAGCCTGTAGCGAGGCAGCATTTCTCTGACGGACTGAATCACGCCGGGAAACTTCCGCTGAAAATCATGCCCCATGAGCCAGCCTCTGTCCGAGACTTTCGGACCCCATGCGAGAATGTCGGCGGAGACCCCTTCGACCCGGTGATCGGCGTCGATGAAGACGAAATCAAAATGCCCGTCCGGAAACTTCGACGCAGCCTCGACCGTCGGCATTCTCAACAGGGCGGCCCGTTCGGAATAAGGCCCGATGTCGCGCTTAAGGGCCTCATAGTATCCGTTGAGGTTGTGAGAGGCATAACTGCGACCGCCGGGGGCCTTCTCCACGGTCTCCGGCGCCGGTTCCCATGTGTCCACTCCGACCATGTTCAGGTCCGGGCAGGTCTCCAACAGATAGAGAAAGGTCTTTCCGGAAAACACACCGAGTTCAGCGCCAGTCTTCCAGCCGTGTTTTCTCACAAGTTCATAGATCACCCTCGACCGGTCTTTTCGTCTGACGGCCACCATCAGGGAGACCCCAGTAATTCTGCTGTCCAGCCGCTCATTGACTTGACTCCCTCATGCCAGCCGGTGTCTCTTTCGAGCAGCCGGCGGTAATGCGCGAGAACGTCGTCTCGCATGAAATCCTTGGCGATCTTCCCACCCTGATAGGTGCCTTTCTCCAGCGGCATGCCGCAGAGAATGACCTGATCGAAACCCATGCCCGCAGCGACCTTGCGGGCCGCCCATGTCGAGGTCGCGCCGGAGCAGTCCTGCCACCAGTAATCAACCCATGGCATACTCTTGCGGGCGCGCTCGAAGTAGTTTGCCTTGGCTCTGCCGTGCAGATTGAATCCCTCGCCGAATTTCCTGCGCTGCAGATCAGCCCAGACCGGCAGTTTCTGGGGATGCATGGAAAATAGTGCTATAGCCTTGAGGTTCCCCGAGGCCCCATTGACGACAATCGCCGGAGCGTCGGGGAACAATTCTCTGGCTTTTCTCACGTCATCCATCAGGCAGAATGCGTTGCCGCAGACGAGAGCCGTGCCAGAGTGACTGTGAGGATAGGCGGGCTCAGAGGTCGGCAAGAGCGGCCTCGGCCTTTGCCTTGCCCTTGATTTTCGTGCCGTCAGGGAGTTCGTAAAAGCCCCCGCCGACATGCTTGATGGTCTTTCCGATAACAACCTCAGCCTCGCCTTCCGTCTCGATAACGGCGCGGACGACCTGCGGCTCCCGGGAAAGCGCCATGCGTTTCATTTTTCCGGTCTGCATTATGTCTCCTTTCAGACAGAAAAGGCGGGAGCCGAAGCCCCCGCCAGTCTGTTAAGCGGTGTAGGTCACCGTGGCCCCCAGCAGATCCTCGGAGAGGTCCACGTAAGAGCCGTTGTTGATCAGAACAGCGTGCAGGGAGATATCGGTGATACCCCCTGCCATATCCGCCTGAACGGTCTGCGTATCGTCGATCGCCGCGACCTGGTAGACCCAGATGCGGTCACCGACCGACAGCATGGAAATGGCCATGTCCTGATCTTCGTCACCATCATCGCCATCGAGGTAGCCAGAGACAGCCACGGCGGCGGGCGTGTCGGCGGTGACATAGCACCATTCCTTCATGCCGTTCCCCATGTCTGCGGTCTGCCAGAGATAGAACTTGGTGCCGTTTGCGCCGGTACCGTTGAGCTTGAAAGCCATTGTTCAGCCCTCCTTACGATGTTGCGATGGCGGTGGTGTCATTCAGGTTGCCCTCGATGACGCCCGTGTCATCGATGAGGACGGCCTGACCGCTCATCATGTGGTTGACGAAATGCGCGGCGCGATCACCGTGCCACGTAATATCGGCGGCAACGGCTTCGTTACCGGCGACGTTTCCGGCGCATGCCGCAGAGGCATAACCGACGGCCTGCTTGTGCCACGCAAAGCACTTCGCAGTCGCTGTGCCGGCGCCCGGAAGACCTGTCTGCATCTTCCATTTGACGCCCATCCAGTCCTTCCATTTACTGGGGCCGATTGACGGGCCGGTTTTGAAAGCCTGGCCATCCGCGCCGACATATTCGGCACGCTGGAACTGATCGACAGTCATCAACTGCGACCAGTAGCGGGGCGTTACCGCCGCGAAGACCTCACCATCGTTCGGCACGTCGTTGGCCCAGATCGCTTCGGTGAAGCCAATCGCCGTTGCAAGAATCGCAGCCTTTGACGTAACCGTGAGCGTGACCGTGCCCTGCGTGGTGGTATCGAGAACCGTGGCGATCTGGTCGTCGACCTTGCGGCCAAGCGCCATCGCACCGCCGGACGCGAGAGCATCGCGTTCGTTGATGTTGGTTTTCGATTCATCGAGTTTGTCGACCCAGTCACCGGCATAGAAGTCTGCGAGCGTGCAGGACGGCGCGGTGTGGGTCTGGTTCATCGGCGTGATGGTGCCGTGACGCGCTTTCGTCGTCGCAGTGCCGGTGCCGATCTTCTGAAATACCGTAGTCGAACCGACAACGTCGGTTTTCATGCGAACGGCTTCTTTGAGGTACGAACCCTTCCGCTGGAAGACCTCGTGAACCTTCGCCTCGTAAGAGGTGATGAAGGCGGTATCGATAGATGTGGACATATCCTGTCTCCAAAGATGTTTTGAGGATCAGGCATGCCTTCTGCGAGCCGGGTTCATGCGTTGCGGCGAGCCTTGCGGGGCCGCTTGTCACTCACTCGGGACTTCGGGACGTGCTTGTTAGTCTGGGGTGTGGCGGGACCGTGAGGCGAGCCGCCGGGGCGGGAGAGCCTTTAAGCGGCCCTGCCCTGCGAGCCGACAACCGTCTGGTTGCCTTTGAGGCTCGAAATCAGTTTCTGTTCTTCCTGATACAGTTCGTTGGCTTTTTTGCTGTCGCCACGAGACTGCGCCTCGGAAATGCCTTTGCGGACCTCCTCGATCCGGGTTTCTGCCGCAGCCTTGTCGTTGTCGGAAAGCACCACCCCAAGGCGGGACTCTCCCATTTCGCGACCAAGGGCTGCGAACATTCGAAGCATGTCGGCGTTGTCCATCAGGAACCGACCGTCTTTCGTCTCAATCTGCCGCAGTCCGTCAAACTCAACACCGGCGCGCTCGGCCAGATCGGCGATGGCGCGATTTGCGTAGGTTTTATTCTTGTCGAATTCCGCGCCCTGCCAGTCCTTCCTGAGTTCAGCTTCCTGCTCTTCGGCATATCTCTTGTCGGCCTCAACCATCGCGGTCTTCATGGCCTGCTCGTCTTCATTCACCATCCGGGCGAGGGCTTTCGCCTGATCATTGGAAATCCCCAGTTCGTGGAACCGACCGGCCCACGCTTCGCGAGATGCCTTGATGTCGTCTGACATCTCGACACCTTCAGGGAGGTCGGGAAACTCATAGGCGTCCGGCGCTTCGGGAATACCCATCGCTTTGCGATAAGCCGCGATATCGGCCTCGCCAGCATCCTTGCCCGGCTTGACGATGGCGCCGGAGAGTTTCTTGCGCATATCGACAGCGCGTTTGACGAAATGATCGAGGTCTGCGGAATCCTCGGCAAACTTTCGGGCGTCCGGATCCTTGATCGCGTCGCGCCAGTCAGCCCCTGCCCTTGCCGGCTCATCAACTGCGGCAGCCGCATCGGCCGCAGGGGCGTCAGTGACGACTTCCCCGCCTGCGCCTGCGTCACCCTCTTCGCCTTCGGCAAACAATCCGTATTTACGCTCGTAGTCGAACGGCTCGAGATAATTCTTTCCGATAAACATCAATCACCTTTCTTTCGGTTAGCGGTCACCGGCCTGGAGCGCGGTTCCCGGTTGATGGTGTCGACCATGCGCAGGGCGAGGTTTCGCTCTCCCTCCGAAAAGGCCAGTTTAAGCGGGTCAGCAACATGCCCCGGCGGCATCGATGTCCGGAACATATGCCCCCACTGGAGGAGTGTTCTAAACACCCGTCTGCCTTCCTCCGTGTCGAGAAATACCCGTCGGAAATCTCTGTACCTGTCCATTTCCGTATAGGTGTCGCCGGAGGGGAGTGCGTTAACGGTCTCGAAAAACCGTCCGGTATCATCAATCCCTGCCGCGAGGTCTTCGCTGTCTTCCTCGGTCACGCGGCGCGGGCTTTCATCTTCGGCTTTACGCCAGCCGCTCCGGTAATGCCGTATTGCTCGTCGATGATGCGGCGGACTTCGAGGGCGTTTTCAGGCCCCAGATTGGCTACCAGCTTCTCGAAGTCGATTTCAAATGATCCGTTTGAACGCTCCCGGGCGCCAAGGGTTTCCGTGACGGTGCGGACCTTCTCCTTGAGTTTGTCCGTGCTGCCACTAAGTGCCGCCAGCTTCGCCTCTGCTGACTGCGCGCGCTCGATCCAGTGGTCTGACATGTTCTCTCCTATGATATGATTCCGATCTATTTTTCTAAGGGAACAGATGTGGCCCCTCCGGCTTTTGACCGCTTGATCGCCTCACTAACGGCTTCTTTTACGGTCCCAAATTCCGGGAATTTCTTTCCTGTTCTCTTCTCGTGCTCCTTCGCGGCCCGAACGGCCTCATCCTCAGTCAACTCGACAGGTCCCTTCGGCCCCATCCAAAGGCTCGGAATGTTTATCCACTTCCCGGAGGTTGACGGAACCGTGATAGTGATCTCGGTGCTGTAGGTGCCGTCTTTATTTTCCCTCCGTTCACCACCGCGTAACGGGCGGTAGTCAGAGGGGGATGGGACAAGCCGAGAACCCCTTGGAGGCGGGGGGGGTGCCGGCTTCTGCGGGGCTGTAAGTATCGACTTTCTTTCCATTGCTCGCCTCTATGCTGCCTGATCGTTCGCCGGGATAAGCCCGGCCTTGTCAGCCGTGCCCGCAACACTGTCTGCCAGTTGCGCGCCCTGCTGCATCATTTCCATTTCCTGCTGTGCCTGTGCGGCCTGCGCTTTCTGCTGGCGCATCTGCTCCACTCTCTCCGGGGAGTTCACAATGCCAGCAGGAAGTGAATAGGCCTCAGCCTCGAACCTTCCGAGCGCGTCGACATTGACCAGATCGAGGGCTTCGGGGAATGCCCGCGCCCGGCTCTGCTGTTCCATCGCCCATTGTGACGCAGCCACGGCTTCTGCCTGCTCTCTGATCCGCTTGACCGGAGAGACATATTCAAAGCGCACTGACTTGCCCGCGAGCGAGTCCGGCACCGGCGGAAAGGCACCGGCCCGGAGCATGATGTTGAATGCACGCTCAACCATCGGCGCTGTGTAATCGCTTTCCAGTCGCCCGAAGACCGGGCCAATTTCACGAATGAACTCTTCCTTCCGCTGCATCACTTCGTAGGCCGTCATCTGCGGTCCCTGAGTGGGCAGGTTGAGGACGTTGCGGAAGAATGCAGCGAAGACCTGGTTGCGCATATCTTCCTGCATTTCACGCGTCAGGGGCATGTTTGAGCCCGTATCGAGCGGAAAGAACGGATTGCCGCTGACCATCGCGGCGGTCTCGACATCGTAGTAACTCAGACCGCCGGGGAATGCGTTGATTTCACCGAACGAACCGTCATTCGGAGCCATTAGCGGCGGGTCCGCAGCCCTCTGCCCGGCAACAAGCATAGTCTCTCCCATTGCCTGCAGGGTGTTTGCGTCAGGCAGAGCAATCATACCGGGGGACCGGCCCATATCTTCGCCGGATGAAGTATCCCACCGGGGAACAGCGAACGGGAACTCATGAAACCCGCCAGCGACGATCTCATACTTTGACGCCATTTCGATGGCAATATCTGCATAGAGCATGTTCGAAGCGAGCATTGCGCCTACGTACCCTTCTTCGCGCGGCACGATGGCGTGCAGCACGTCAATGCTGTCATCCAGTTTGTTGTCTTTCGCCTTCTTCCGGGACTCTTCACTCAGATTCTCAACACCAAACTTCTCGACAGCCTGCCGGATTGTGTATCGGCGGGTGCGGAACATACCCTCGGGCTCGCCCTCTTCCCCGAAATAGACCAGCGCATCTTTCAGGTGGACGGACTGGAAGATCAGACGGTCAAGCGTCTTTGACTCCCCGATATAGACAACACCGGTGCCGAAAACAGTCAGGTCGTGGTCTGCCTCACCTGTTGCCTGCCGGAACCGCGCCCTCGGATTGTCGATGGCAGCACGGAGGCGAAGAGCAGACTCTTCCAGCCACATCTGACCCTCTTCATCGGACTCCGTGCCCTCGGCCTTGATTTCAAACCAGTCCTGCCCGTCTGGACGAAGCATACCGCCGATGGCGTTTGCCAGCCCCCGCGCGGCCTGCATCGGCGTGCCGTCAAAGATATCCTCTGTCCGTCGCTCTCCATCTGTAACAGACGTAACGAACCCCATGCGACGCGGCAGCATGACCCTTGCAAGGTCATCGTAATGCTGATCCCAGACGCCTCTCTTGCCTTTGAGTGCCTGGTAGCGCCTGATCAGGGAGTCGGGGCGACGGTCCATTGCCTACTGCCCCAGAAGCTGCGAGGAGCGGGCCGGACCAGCCTGCGCCGTCGGTCGTGCTGCGGTGCCGAGTTCGTCCTCAACGCCCGATCCTGATGTCAGGATGGAGGCGCGGCGACCCTTGCGGCGGAGTTCCGACATGCGCTGCTTTTCCTTCGCCTCGGCAACAGCGGGGTCGTCCCGTGTCGGCAGCGGCGGAGGTGGCGGCGGTGGAGAAGGCGCACCGCCCCCCATTCCCGGCAGAAACTGTTTCATCGCTGTGTCCTCTCGATATGTTTATAAAGCTGGTAGGGCGTCAAAGCCCATGAGCGCAGGCAGAGCAGTGTCTTCACCAGCCCGACGCAGTTGCGGAGGCAGAGCGGCCAAGGTGAGCCACCCTGACGCTGTGCCGTCTCTATGACGGTCATTCCCTTGTCGCGGTAGAACGCCGCGAGGTCGAAGTCATCATCATAATTGCAGATATACTTAACGTCCGGCGTGCCGTCGCGACCGTCGACCAGAAGCCAGAGGCCGTTCCGCTCAACCACCACGAAGCAATGCCAGAAACCTTTCTTCAGAAGCGGGCTCAGGACGTGATGCCGCTCGCCTTCATCGTGGAAAACAACCAAAGCCTTCAATGAAGGGTGCCTCGGTTTACCGCTTCCCTGACGGCGTCTGCTGCGGCATCCGGGCCAAGCGCCTCTATAATGCTGTCGGCCTGTTCGTCTGTCAGTCTTGCCGCGCCCGGCTCGGAGCGTTCATGCTGGCGCCGGGTAATAAGCCTCAATCGCTCAAGGTCAATCGGATCCAGATCAGAGACAAACCCCGGTCGCTCGATCACGACCAGATGATCAACAGCATCGGCCTCAGCGACCAGCAGGCGAACATCCGGGCCGGTGATATGCGCCGGCACTTCGGGCACTCTCGGGTCGCCGGGCTTCAGTTCAGTGAATACCACGGGACCGTGAAGCAGTCCGCTGTCTCTGCTCGCCCGGGAGATGGCTTTGCGGACATCGGCTTCGTACCGCGTCCGCTGCTCCGGTGTTTCCGATCCGGCCAGCCATATTGCCGCCTCCATGGTGTCGCCCAGCCTCATCGTCACCTCCACCGGTGCGGGGAATAAGTCGTGTTCTGTACCGAGGGTCGATTGCCTGCCTTTCTGTGCAGGCTGTTCGGGTCTGCAGTGAGGGACTGCCCGGCGCGTCGTCCTGCGAGGTAATCGGTCAGCGTCTCGGCAGTCCAGCCGTTGCGCTTTTCCTCTTCCGTCGGCTCTATAAGCGGCTGACCTTCAAGTGCTGAACGCTGTGTTGCATCAAGCTCGCGATACAGTTTCTCGCCGAGAGATGTGAAATCGCTCATCGTGACCTGAATTTGTGCGGGTTGTAGAGGCTGTTGGTTCGCGTCGGCATCGAGCCCTTGTTTCTGTTTCTCGCGACAGGGGCATCAAACAGGGCGTAAACCGCCCCATCTCCAAGATCGGGAGACCGGCCTAACCGCTTAATGATGTCCGGCTTAGCTTCCACCTGGATGCCCCTTGGGGTTATTTTCCATCGCGGCGCACAGAGATCAGCCCTCAATGAGGCGTTCGGAGGAAGGGCAATCGGAAACTCCGCCGTCGGGTCTAGCGCCTCCCTCATTCTCCAGTAAAGCTGCGCCCGGAGGTTCACAAAACCGAGCCGCCCGTCTTTTGATTTCTGCAGCGAAGGCTTGGCCCCGTTGAGAGCCACCGCATTAACCCCCTGTCCGTTCAAGTGTCCGTAGACCTCGCCACCCGGCCCCACAACGTCGATGCAGGCTGGCGCGCCGTCCCTTAGCGCCGCAACCACCATTCCCGCCGTAATGCCGCTGTTTGGCGTATCAACCCCGGGGGTAATGTCCGGCTCGGCAAACCAATCTCCGTACCTTGCCTGCAGGACAGTGTTGTCTTTCCCGCCCATCGCAACATCCACTCCGAGAGAGGACATCTGCATTCTGGGTCTTTGTGGCGTCCATCTATCCTGAGCGGCCTTAACCCATGACGTTGGCACGACCTGCCACGGATCATCATCGCGCCCTGCCGTGAAATCCCCTCTCAGCATTTGCGAGCGTAGCGGCTCGGGCAGGGATTGCAGCGACGCCTTGTAACCCGTTGCCATCAGGAACGGGTTGTCCTCAACAGAGGACGGAATGAAGCTCCGTGACCGGGGCACCAACTCTTCGCCGCCAACGATCACGGTCTCCGGGCCGTCAACCTCCCTGTCTCCGTCCTCTGTGGAAATAAACCAGCGCAACTCGCCTGGCAGCGCCGGATTCGGGTGCGTATCATCAAGCCATGGAGCCCAGAACCGGATTACCCACTCACCCTCGGCTGTGGTTGGCGGGTTGGTCGCCCCGATCACCCTGCAGCGCTGGTTCGGGTTTGTTGTTCTGTTCCACGTCAGGACGTAGCGAAACTGTTGCTCCTGAAATTGAGTCAGTTCATCGAACGCCATAAGGTCGAACGGGCGCCCCTGATAGGCTTGCTCATCCCCTGGATGCTGCATACCTCCAAGGCGAAGCAGGCGACCGTCCGGCAAATTCCAGCGATTCTCCTGCCCGTTATACCCGTCCCGAGTTTTGCGAACCTCCAGCACCCGCTCAACGATGCCATCGAGTTGCTTGTGCTCCCTCCGAAATACAATGGATCTGGTGTGCTGCGTTAAGGCCAACCCGACAATCAGGTCGGTCTTGCCGCCGCCGGCCGCGCCGCCGTAAAGCAGAATATCAGCCTTGCTGTCGTGGGCCTGCCTTTGCGGTGTCGGAGTTTCCGGATTTTGCAGGTCGAGCATCGGACGCCACGGCGTCTCCATCACATCCTGCGTCAGTAATTGATCCACCAGCCTCAGTTCGTCCAGCGGCAAGGATTGCAGCCAGGCGTTGAGCTCGTTCAACGGGGGTAAGTTCAGAGACATCTTGCGTCTGTATCGGACCTCCATCAGCACCAGTAATTTCCTGCTGTACCTTGTCGCCGTATTTCTTCGGGGCCAGCTTTGAGAGATACCACTTGCGGGCATCAAGACGGAGGCGCGACCTCTGGACATGTTCGCCGTTTACCGCCCACCCCGGATTGCCCTCGCTGTTCCGCTCCATCCAGTCGTTTGTTCCATCGTCTGCAATGTCGAGAAGTTCATCAGCGACAGCATCAAGGCCAAGGTCTCGCGCGCGGGTGTATTGCGCGGCAAAGCCGTCCACGTTATCGACAACCCATCCTCTGACCGTGCTTTCAGGGGGCATGTCCTCCGCCTTGCAGATAGACCGCAGGCTCTGACCCTCTGCCAACTGACCGCATATCACAGCGGCGATTTCGGCAGAGAAAGTGCTTGGCCTCCCTTTACCCGCCATCACTCACCTCTCAGTTAACAACCGCGTTCAGGCTGTCATCGGCGCGGTCGTCAGCCTCCCGCGCCTCACTCAATGTCATGACAGCGTCGGCAGGCAACCATGCCTGATGGTACTCACCGTCTTCCGTGAACCATGCACAAGTGACCTCTGATCTGCTGGTTGTTCGGATGACTGTCATCGGAGGGCCGTCTGAATTCAGAAAGACGATTGAGCCGATGCAGAGACGGTCTTCCAGATTGAGGGGGTCAGTCATTACTCTCGCCTCCGCTTGAATTGTAGTTCCACGGTGCTCCCTGATTGAGCTAAAGGTCAGTGGACCCGGCTCGCTGAACCCGCGCCGACGAGCACCACCACAGATTAACCCGGTCAGGTATCTGCGCGCTGCTGTCTCATCTGGAAATTCCGCAAGTGGGCATTTGGCGTATATCGTCTGCTCGGTCATGACTGCGCCGCCTTAGTGCGCGCCGCTGCTTGCTCCGCTTTGCTCCTTGCCGCGTTGGCGAATACTGATCCGCGCCGTTCTAATGCTTCAGCAACCTGCCTCAAAAGGGTTGCGTCCCGACGCTTACGGTCTTCACCTGATAAGCGAGGCGGTTTAGCAGTAAATTTCATCACACCACCTCACGAAAAAAGCCCGCCACCGAGATGACGAGCCTTTGAATTGAACCCGGACGATTAACGCCGGGCCTGTCTCGCTGAGAACAACGGGACGATGAGAATGTCCTGAAAACAGTTCTGCCCGAGGCGACTGTTGCGGTCACTTCGGGCAGTATGGTGAATCAATCGCAGAAAACCTCACTGTGGTCAAGAGTTGAGACCGATCTCCTTCATTGCCTTCTCGCGCATTTTATCGAGCCATGAGCGTCTTGCCTTGTCGCGCCTGTACTGAATGATGCTTTTTGCAGCCCGTGACATAGACCTGTTTGCTTGCAGGTCGAGGTCAAAAGTCGTCAGGTATTTACGCTCCTCCCTCATATTGTTTTCTCTGTCTAGTTTCCGCCACCAGTCTGGCAAAAGGGGGGTCTCTTGAGGTTCGCAAGCCGTTCCCATGTCGTCCAGACTGAACGATCTCTCCACATTCATCGGTAATGCCTCCGCCACCTTTGCCGCAGCCCCTCCCCCGATCAGCGCCATTGCGCCTCTGAATAGCCCTCGTCGTCCAATCATCGTTCGATCCTCCGGGAGATTGCCTTGACCCTGACGCGGGGCTTGGTCCACACCAGCGGCCTGTCGAGAAGGTGCTTGGCGTATTTGTTCAGCGACTCAGCTGACCTTTTGTCGGTCTCGGCTTGCTCTATCGGACTGCAGCAATTCCCGCTGTCGAACGCCATCGGTGTGTAGGTCAACACAGAAAACCGCGCTGCCGTCTGCTGAGCCGTATCTGTCCAGTCCTTGAGAATATCATCCATCAGATCATCCAGTTCTTTGCCTGCAGTTGCGCCATTTCGATTGTCTCAGTCGTCATTGATCCACCCGTTCCGTTTTCCGTATTCGATGGCTGATTCCTCTGTCGGAAAGCTGGAGTAGTAACTCACTGGAATTCCCATCACAGGATCCCGCCACTGCGTCTCGCTGTGCCATTGCCACGGCAGGGGATCGCCTGGGATGTGTTTGAGAAACACTTCTCACCCCCTCCTGCTGTTTCGCATCAGATGAACGTATTCATCCAGAGCATCGGCGATCAGTCCTCTGACGGTTTTCAGTGCCATACCGTTGGCGTCGGCTATCTGCTGACATCCGTAGTTATCGATGATCACGGTCATGACAATTTCGCTCAGGCGGAGGCCGGGTCTGGCGTAACGCTTCGAAACGCTGTTCATCCACGGGGTATAGCATCGCTGATAAATCAGCCCCTGCCTGTCGGTCAGGCGATCAATGGGCTGTCTTGCAACGCCTCGCCCTGAACCGGTTCCGGAGAAATCATACGAAGCAGACGCGAACATGCCGGCGGACAGTTTCTCGAATATCTCGCGGATTTCCAGAGCGGCATCAACGTGATCTTTATCCAGGTGCTTGCGGTCCTGCATTTCGACGATCACGTCTTTTTTCCGCTTCCTGAGCGTTTCCTGTGTCGGCTTGATACGGTTCGGGTTTTCCCCGTGGCGGTATATCCGCTCCTCCCTCTCGCGCTTGAGGCGGGCTGTCTCGAAGATGATCTGCTCTCGGGATGGTTTCATTCCGCAGCCTCCGTTGAGAGAAATTCGCTCGGGACTTCGCAGCCCTCTTCGCCGGGCCTCGGTCCCCAGTTTGATGTCCAGAAGCCGGTTTCCCGGAATCCGTTCATCCGCTCGATCCACTGGCTTGCCTCCCGCCGAACCACAATTTCCGGGGTTTTTGGCCTGTTCTCGAAACTCTGGTCGTAATTGCCTTCGAGGATCTTCGGATAGTTTGCATCCGACAGAACCCAGTCGATGCCCGGCTTGAAGCCTGTGACCAGCCTCGCCCGGAAATATTCGGACTCCCCGAGTTTTTCGAGCAGTCGGGTCCAGCCCTCAAGTCCACCGATATGCGAGAGAACCTGATGCAGTTTGCGTTGCCGGATTTCGGTGACGGCTTCACAGGGCGGGACGTGGTCGACCGACTTCGCCAGATCGTTCCACATCCGGAAAGCTGCCGCCGCATCTTCCCTGACGCTCTCTGACTCAGAGATTAAAGCACCAGCTACAATGTTATTTCTTTCTGGCTTCTGGTCTCTGGCTTCTGGGTGTGTGGGTGGTTTATCGACCACCCCGGGGGGTGGTGATTTTTTGTCTTTATTTTCAGTGTGTTGCCTGTTCCTTCTGCTTCCGTTTATCTGCCCGGTTTTTGAAGCCTTTTCACCGTCTTTCTTCCGTTTGCTGTCACGGGTCATGCGCCGTGAGTAGATGTCACCGTTGCGATTACGGCTGAAAACGCCCGCCTTCTCCAATTCCTCCAGATATCCGGAGACCTCGGTTTCGGCCACGCCCAGAAGCATCGCTAATTGTGCATCAGTCACGGGTAGTCCGTTGACCTTCAGGAAGCCATACTGGTCGGCTTCATGCATGATGCAAAGCATGTCTATCCACACGCCTCGCGCTCCGACACTGCATATCCGCAGCGCCTGATCTGACCGCCAGTCGGCGGGGTAAAACTTCATCCAGGGGTTCGACCTGCTCATTTTAGGGCATCCATTCGGTAGCCGTGACCCTGCAAGCCTGTGATTGTGAAATGCCCCCTGATCTTCTTTCTCAGGTGCGAAATCTGAACCGGTATATTTCTGTCGATATGCTCTTCTGATACTCGGGAAACCGCCCAGAACACCCGGAGACGATCTTTCGGAACGACCTGACCAATATTGGCGCGGAGCATGGCGAAGATATCGAGTTCAGTCTTCGTCAGGTGGATTTCATCACCGCCGACAAAGAGGGTATCCCCGTAGACCGTGTCGAAAGCGGGTTTCCATCCCTCTCTTTTGCAGCAGGGGCACTCCATCATAAGCCTCCCAGGTCATAAAAGCGTGTGGTGGGGCCGTCGAAGCCGGTCTTTACAGAACCTGTCGTTCCCCGGCGTTGCTTGGCGATGATCAGATCAGCCTTGCCGGTGACTTCGGACATGCACTCGCGCCAGTCGGCGGTGCGGCCGGTGAATTTCTCTTGTGTCTCATTGGCCTTCTGGACCGGCTCTTCGTTCTGCAGGTAATATTCCTCGCGGTAGATGAAGATCACCACGTCGGCGTCCTGCTCGATTGATCCCGATTCCCGCAGGTCAGACAGAAGTGGTCTTTTGTCGTCCCTTCCTTCGACCTGACGGGAGAGCTGCGAGAGCGCCAGTACCGGAATTTTCAGTTCCTTTGCGAGCGCCTTCAGACCGACGGTGATCTCTGTCACGTCCTGAACCCGGTTTGCGTCCCGTCTTCCTGACCCTCTGATAAGTTGCAGGTAGTCGATGATCAGCAGGTCGATATTCTGCCGGCGCTTCATCTTCCGGGCCTTGGAGCGTATCTGTGAGAGCGTCAGACCGCCTTCATCGTCATAGAATATCCTTCGGGCATCGAGGGTTTCGGCAGCGCGCTCCAGTTGCTCAAGTTCAGCATCGGTCAGATTGCCCTCTCCGATCTTCTTGCTGTCGATACCGGCGATGGTGGCGAGTTTCCGTTCTGTGAGTTCTTCGGCTTCCATTTCCAGCGAGAGAAACCCGACGGCGTTATCCATACCGGCGTTTAACGCAATGGATCCGGCAAGGGCTGTCTTGCCCATGCCCGGACGCGCAGCCAGAATGATCAACTGCCCCGCCCGCATGCCACCGAGGCGCTTGTCGAGAGCGTGAAGTCCTGTTCTTACCCCGATAACAACGCCCTTCTCGGCCATGTTCCGGCGAATGTTCGCAAGGGCGGTTTGCGAGGTCTGGGTAATGGAATACTGCGTATCCCGGCGGCGGCTGTCGGCGATCTTGGTCAGGCGCTGTTCGTGCTCCGCCAGAATATCCCGGCCCCCTCGTTCAGGGCTGGTGATCGCGGAATCAGATTTCAGTTCGTCTGCGGCTGACATCATTTCCCGGCGCAGCCATGCGTCGAAGATCATTCCGGCGTAATCAGGAATTTGCCGGGTCGAAACCATGGACGCGACCTGACCGGCAACAATCCTGCCCGGGTCCAGGTCTTTGAATACCGGGTCTGTTTCCAGCATCGGGCGGATTGAAACCGCGTTTACATCCCGGGACTGGTCATAGAGTGAACCAGCTATCTCGAAGATGCGACCGTTGGCCGGGTCCGCGAAATGCTCGGGGGTCAGGGTTTCGGCTGCAAGTTCGTAGGCGTTTCTGACGCCGGAGAGAATGGTCCCGATAACGGCGTTCTCTGCTTCAAACGCCGAGGGGAGGACGATGGTGTCGGTCATTCGGCTGCGACCTCCGCGAACATGCCAGCATCAGCCGATATCCGCCGACGCGCCATTTCCGCATATTCAGGGTTGAGTTCAATGAGAATTCCGTCTCGACCGAGCCTGTCAGCCACCATGCCCGTTGTTCCGGAACCGCCGAACGGATCCAGCACAAGACCGCCTTTCGGGCATCCAGCCTTGATGCAGTTTTCCACCAGAGCGGGCGGAAATGTGGCAAAGTGAGCGTCAGAGAAAGCCGCGGTTGATATCGTCCAGACATTGCGAAGATTGCGGACGTTTGCCATCTGCTCCGCCTTGGTCATTTTATCCCACCGGTCATTAAGCCCAGCATGGCGACGAGAGTGACCACGCTGTTTGTCTTTCTTGGGGCCGCCTACGGCTTTCATTTTGCCATTTGTTTTTGCGCCGCCGTTCGCCCTATCTGAACCAACTTGGCTATCAATATTCTGCGACCATCGGGCAACAGAAGATTCAGACGCTGGCTCTCTCACTGCCTCCGCGTCATAGAAATACCGCGCCGATTTAGTCAGCAGGAATACCTTCTCATGCGCCGTTGCGGGCCGGTCTGTGATGCTTTCCGGCATCGGGTTTGGTTTGTGCCAGATAATTTCAGACCGGACCCACCAGCCCGCTTCCTGCAAGGCGATAGCCATTCGGTTTGGAATCATGCAAAGGTCTTTCGCCTTTAATGCGCCGCCAATCGTGGAAAACGGTTTGTCACGGAATGTCCGGTCATCATTGCCCGCAGCCTTTGTTGCGGCAGCGGAACGCCCGTTCGGGGTTGTCGCATAGCAATCCCCGTAATTCATCCAGCATGTGCCTTCGGGTTTCAGCACCCGGCGCACTTCCTCAAACACGCGAGCCATCGCTTCGATATGTTCAACGAGCGTCGGCTCCAGACCTAACTGCCCTTCAACGCCGTAGTCCCGCAGCCCCCAATAAGGCGGACTGGTGACGCAGCAATCGACGCTATTGTCAGGAAGACTTGCGAGACCCGCGAGGACATCGCTGTTGATTATGCGAATGCTCAAGCCGCCCGCTCCCCGAACCGTGCATTTGCTTCTGCAACAGAAATCTCCATCGCCCGGTCAGCTATATGCTGAATGTGGTCCGGGTAGGTTCTGTCTCTCTCTGCATGCACCTGAACAGTCCGCAGGGCGTGCAGTATGGTGGTGTGGTCCCGGCCTCCGAGTTCCCGCCCGATATGAGCAAGTCCATGCCCGAAGCATTCATGTGCGACGTGGCAGACCAGATGCCGGGGAATGACAATCCGCTGCGCTCTGGCATCTCCGTACAGAACGTCAGGCTCCATATCGAACCGCTTGGCTGTTGCCTGAACGATGTGATCTACCGTCGGCTTAAAGGAAACGTGAACACCGGAGAACCCGGCCATCCACTCAGCACACCTGCGGAAAGCGTCATCATCATCCGGGTGTCTGGCGTGAGCAATTTCCAGTATCCTGACTTTCTCGATGTTCATTCCGCAGCCCTCCGTAGTGAAGCCCTGTCATCAATGAGGAAGGGCTTGTTTTCAGCGCGGCCATAGGATTTCGCGGCCTTCCGAAGATGGTTCAGATTTTCAGGGGTCTGGTGGTTGAACCATTGCCGGACGCAGCGAAGGGCTTCGCGCTCTTCTGATGTGAGACGGTTGGTACTCATGTCGGCATCTCCGACCATTCCCGCCCATCCAGCAGACGGCCCGCGGCTTTCTTGCCGACGAGTTGGAAGGTTGCGAATGGCTCCCCTTCGATGACGAAGGCCAAGCCATCGTCCCACTTCGGGTCATCTTCAATAAAAGCCGGAAACAACGTATGGCTGTCCTGCGTCTGGCCAGTCTGTGACATCCATTCTGGTACTGAGCCTTCCTCCCAGGGCAGCCAGTCCCCCCATTGCTTGAAGAAGAACGGCACGCCCGCTGCATCGCACTGGTCGCGCAAGCCGCGAAACCAGTCAGGGTGTGAAGGGCGTGAACCTTTGCCGCTCTCGCCACCGGCTATAACGAGATCAATGCCAGCCCCGGCGATTGCTCTGGCGCGGGGCCATGCCGCATCTAGTTTGATCGGTCCAATCAGCGGCTCACATGACAGAAATCGCTTTGCTGACGGAGTATCCAGCAGCAGCGGAATTCTCAGTTCCGCCATAGCCTGATTTTCAACCGTGGTGCCGAGCCAGAGGTTTGGCAGCGGCCATGAGCCATCAGGAGAGTGCCCCTTATGCAGCAACGCTGATACTCGATGATAATCTGCTCCCCGCTGTTCGCAGGCTTCATGAGCAGCAAAGCCGATCGCTTCGTCTCTGTCTTCCGCCGTCAGGTAATCCCGTGCCACCTTTGGTCGCTTCGTCAGAACCAACCAATCAAGGTTTGGCGTCAGCGCGATCAGTGCGAACAACCGGTCGCGCCACTCATCCGACACTTCCGCGTCGAACACATCAGACAGGCTGTTCGCAAAGACCTTCGGGCGAGTGCCTTCCTTTGCGGCCTTCCTGTTCCATGCCAGCGGCTTTCGCCAGTAGGCATCACTGGTCAGTCGGCGCTCTTTGCCTGCGCCCCATTCGACACCAAACCGCTTGCCCCAGTTCTCGGCATAACAGTTGTCGCAGGCCGCGCTGATTTTGGTGCAGCCGATCCAGCCGTTGAACGTGTGGTCGGTCCATTCGATATTTGAGTTTTCAGCCATTATCCTTACTCCCGACAGTGCAGTCAGGATGACCTCTCCGGAGGATTGTCGGTATGTCCGGCATGTCCTCTGTCTTCTGGGTTGCTGGCTTGATGACGGAGGTCTTCACCGCTGCGGGCTTTGGAGGCTCGGCAATCTCTCCGGTCTCCGGGTCATGCTCTTGTGCGGGTGCGCGCGTAGCAATTGACGTGCCAGAAGTCCCCCTGATCGCATTCAGGTAGAGTTCCAGAAGATGATCCTCCTCCTGAACCTTCAGGAGATTGTCGTCCTCGGCCCTGATGCGCTTGACCACAGCCTTGAAGACTTTCGTATCGAAGCCAACACCCTTCATTTCTGCATAGAGTTCCTTCTTGTCCGCGTTGCGTTCGTCAATTTCGGACTGGATACGCTCA